GCTCTTGATGTGGCTAATGCCGTTCCTAAAAAAGAATACAAGCCATTTGGCGTATTGCCATTTCGTGAAGATGAATCAGGTATTCACTTTGACCCACATGCCGGTGTGCTGGGAAAGATCATAGGCGGCGTAACCGCGCCAGGAGATGTAGTTACTGGCAAACTTGATCCTATGTCTGACGAGGGAATTAATAGAATTGTTGATTTAGCAGGAGTGGCTGGCGGAGGTGGCACCGCGTTTAATGAAGCACCTGCTGGTTCTATTGGTATGTTTATTGGCAGAAACGCAAAAACAGCAGATTTGGATGCCCTTAGAGAAGCTCAAAAAATGGCTCTGAGCCGAGAAGGGCGTGACGCCATTTGGGATAAAACAGGTTGGTATGAAGGAAGGGACAAGAATTGGCGCAGTGAAATATCAGATCATCGTTCTGATTTTCATCCTGAAGTTTTTGACAAACTAATGGATAAGGGAATTGTTTATGGGAAGATGGGGGATATTTATAATCACCCGGATTTATATAAAGCCTATCCCCATCTTGCCGATCTTGGCGTAGTTGTCGAGCATGGAGCATGGCATAACCCAAGCGGTTTATATGAACAATACAAACAAATACCGGGAATTGAGGTAAAGAGTAACCAAATTGAAGGTCCTAATGGATTGCGTTCTATATTATTGCATGAATTGCAACATGCAGTTCAGCATCACGAAGCACATGCCCCCGGCGGAAGCCCTGCGCATTTTACTCAGCAAAAGGAAGCTGAAGCAGCTCATAGTGCATTAACTTTAAGAAAAGAAATGGATCAGGTAGCAAAAGAAAATCCTGATTTAGCAGGAAAGCACCAAGAATTATTGTCACGTGTATTTGATGACTATGCCAATATGGGTGCGGCTGATTGGTTCCCTAATTCAATGGCTCAAAAAATGTCCATTGATTATGAAAATAATCCAACTAAAATTTTGGAAGATTTAACTAAAATATATGGCACAAACAGACAAACATCTGCTTTCACTCCAATGGAAATGTATAAAAAGATTTTAGGCGAAGTTGAATCCAGAAATACTCAAAAACGTATGGACATGCTTGATTTAGCTAGGCAAATTCATCGTCCTTGGAAAACTCAGAGTGTTCCTGATGAGGAGCAATTGGTTCTTTCTCCAAGCGGGAGAGAGGTAATTGTTGATTAAACAGCTCTGAAAAATCAACGTCTTGGTCTATTGCCACATTGTCTGGTAGGTTTAATTTTATCTTTGTAGCCATTTCGATCCCCATATCGACACTATTAATAATCCCGACGTTAGTATATTATCTGATCTTCCGCAAGGACGGAGACCGGGACGCCGGTTATTTCTAGCTAGGAATAGATAAAATGTCTGAATACTCTTCAAAAACATTACGGGGTAAGATGAAGGATAAGGCAAAGCGCCTTGCCTCCCCAGGTAATTATTCCAAGGATCAGGAAGTATCAAGCGCCGATTGGTCGCCTGCTGCTCCTATCAATGCAGACGTAAAGACGGGTCTGCGTCCTGTTTCCCCACGAAATTATAAGCGTGGCGGTGCCGTTAAAAGAGCCGAAGGCGGCGCTACTAAAGGCAGCAAATGGACAGACGAATTTATTAACCGCAACGTCAAATCAGCTAACGCAGAGCGCCCAGGCGGCAAAGATCACGTTGGCGCTTTGAAAAAAGGCGGCAAGGTTAAGCGCGCAAGTGGCGGCTTGGCTGAAGAATTATCAAAACCTGTTTCTGATTTAAGAACCCGTCTTTCACGGGAAGATCGCCGCAGAAAAGAGATGGAGCCTGACAGCAAAGGCAGCGGTATGTTAAGCGGGTTGCTGGGTAAAAGGCATGGCGGCAAAATTAAGCGCGCTACTGGTGGCAATGTCCCGTCGGACAAAGAAACGCAAACGGACAAAGCCCGTATCGGCACAGAAAAGATCAAGCCAGTTCGCGCCAAGGCTGAACACTACAAGAAGGGCGGGAAGATTAAACGCGCTTGTGGTGGTTACGATGATGGCGGTCGCCTTCCTTCTCCCGAAGAGGCAATTGGCTCAGAGGTTCGCATGAAGGGCCTTAAGGTTATGCCTTCTCAGTCCGCCAGCAAAGCCGCTATGGTTCCTCCTTCAACGCTGCGTCGTGAAGAGGGCTATGCCGCTGCCGACATGAAAGCCAAGCGTCCAGGACGTAAAGACGGTGGCGCTAAGTGGATTCAGTCAGCAATTAAAAAGCCCGGTGCTCTTCACAAGCAGCTTGGCGTTCCTGCTGGCGAGAAGATCCCCGCGAAGAAACTTGCTAAAGCCGCCGATAAGCCAGGTAAGCTTGGCCAACGTGCGCGCCTAGCAGAGACGCTGAAGGGTCTACGCAAAGGCCGCGCTACAGGTGGCGCAGCTGATGCAAGCCCACTTAGCACAGCTGCTAAGTCTGTTCGTGATGGCCGTGCAACGGGTGGACGCAAGTCTGGTAAGACAGACATTAAAATTAACATTTTAGCTGGCGGTGCAAAGCCACCTATGCCTGGCGCAATGATGCCGCCTCCAGTTGTGCCAATGTTGCCGCCTACAGGCGGACCTGGCGCTGGTCCTGCTCCTATGCCACCTGCGGCTGTTCCTGCTGCTGGTCTTCCAACACAGGGTATTCCGATGGGTCGCAAAGCAGGTGGACGTATTACCAAAGTAGCCAAGTCATATAAAGACATGCAGGCTGGTTCAGCTAGTGGAGAAGGTCGTCTTCAGAAGACGGATATCGCCAAGCTTCATAAAGATGCGCCTTCACGCAAGTCTGGTGGTAAAGTTCGCGGGAAGTAGTTCTCGTGCCGGGGGCGGCTCTTCCCCTTCCTCAGAGTCGCCCCTACTTATAAGAGGAAGGCCAGAGTGGAAGCTGGTCATGGGAACGTTAACGCAAGTAAGTGTCTATATACGCGAACTCGAGCATCTTATTAATATTGAGATTGAGAGGTTAGTTGAGCAGATGGCTCTTGGTAGGCTTGAACGCATAGAAGAATACAAACATTTAGCTGGCAGGATTGCAGGTCTTGCGCAGGCAAAAGAATATCTTGGCGAGGCCGACAAGATATGCGCCGAGAAGTATCGTTAACGAGGAAGGGTAATATGAAACAACTAGAAATGAGCCATGACGTAGATCCAAAGCAAAAGCTGATAGAAGATTTGGGTGACATCTCAAACATTGAGATATTTAACAATCAGCTTCTTGTTGCGGTTTATATTCGCCCTGAGAAAACCAAGAGCGGTTTGTATCTGAGCGATAAGTATCGTGACGAAGATCGTTTTCAGTCTAAGATTGGATTGATTGTTGGCATGGGTCCAACTGCTTTCCAAGACGATACGGGTGTTTGGTTTAACAATTCCAGCTTTGCGGTAGGAGACTGGGTTGTGTTTAGGCCATCAGACGGCTGGAGCGTCACGGTTAATGGCTCTTTATGCCGAATGTTGTCGGATACGCAGGTAAAAGCTCGCGTCCCGAACCCAGATATCATGTGGTAAGGAGATTTATATGTCTGATGAACCAGAGAACCAGGAAGACAGCATTGAGATTGTGTTAGAAACAGTTGAAAAGGCTGAATCTAACGAGCCAAAAGTAGAAATTGAGGACGATAAGCCAGAAGTTGAGGCTAAAAAGCAAGAAATTACCGAAGTTTCTCCTGATCAGGGTATTCAAGAGCTAAAGAAACGCCTTGAAGACGAGAAGCAAGCCCGTCGTGAAGCTGAAAGGCTTGCGCGAGAGGCTCATGAACGTGCCGCAAAAGCCAATACAGACAAATCTGAGTCTCAATACCAGCTTGTTGTGAACGCAATTGAGACAGTTAAGGAGCGTGCCAAGGCTCTTGAGACGGCTTATGCAGAAGCTTTAAGCGTTGGCGATACCACAAAGGCCGCAGAGATCGTTTCTGCTATTTCCGTCAACAACGGACAACTGGAACGCTTGAAAGACGGCAAGAAGGCCATGAAGCGCCAGATGAAGGAGGCGGAAGAGCAGGCTAAACAGCCTATTCAGCCTCTTCAACCGCGTGGCAGCATCGTTGATCAGATGATCGAAAATGTCGGACAGACGTCAAGAGCTTCTGCTGAATGGCTTGATCGCAACAGAGACAACATCCGCAACGAGCGTGACGTCAGAAAAATGATACGTGCTCATGAGGATGCGGTTGATGATGGTATCCGAGTGGATACACCTGAATACTTTTCATTTATTGAGGGGCGTTTAGGTATCAGTAATAAAGTCAACGAGACGGTTTCAGAAGAAAGCGCAGAAAATCCAATGTCTTCTGCTTCGGCTCCTGCTCAAAAGCGCTCAACTCAGCCACCTCCAGCTCCAGTTTCTCGCGCAACGTCTCGTCCTAATACAATGAGGCTTTCACGCGATGAGGCCGACACTGCTAGAGCTTTAGGTTTCACGCCTGAAGAGTATGCCAAGAACAAAGCTTTATTAATCAAAGAAGGCCGCTACGGCCATTAAAGGATATTGAGACATGGAATCAAATACACCCCCAACACGCGGCCGCAGAGGCGGTATGTTTTCTAAAAAGGCATTAGAGGCTGTTGTCAGAGACGATGCAGATGAAATGATTGAAGCTATCAATGCTTCTGCTCCAGCAGCTCCGTCAATTCGTCCACCTATGCGTGAAGACGATTCCGCTGCACGCGCTAAACAGCGTGCCGCTGAACTTCGTGGACACCTTGAAGGTGAAATTGTTGATGGCACTGACGAGTTTTATATTGACCCGTCTGTCATCCCAGATGGCTGGTATTACGAGTGGAAGCGACACACCATTTATGGCGCAGAAGATCCTGCTTACCAGGTAGCTCTTGCACGTTCTGGCTGGACGCCTGTGCCTACGTCACGCCATCCGGCTATGATGCCTCATGCGACAGATAGTGCAATTATTTCCCGTAAGGGCCAAATCCTTATGGAAATACCTCAAGAAATTTACTTTGAGCGTAAGCAGGCTGAACAAATAAAGGCTCGCCAACAAGTTCGCCATAAGGAAGCACAGCTTGCTGGAACGCCTGATGGCACGATGGATCGCGTTAAGCCAGACATTAAAAAAAGCTATCAAAGTATGCCAATTCCAGACTAAACAATTAGGTAAAACTTAAAAAACTACCATGCAGTTTTTTTGCCGCCTCGCAATAAGCTGCATGGGCCTCTTCGGCTGTATCAAATGCTCCAAGCCATGTTGTTTTTTTATCAATTACTATTCTAGCCCCATATGTATTTCGTCTTTTATCGTATTTTACACCTTTAAGACCGCTTATATTGTGTGACCTTACTTTTGAATTTCTGCAATTTTCTTCGTGAGTTGCTTTTCTTAAATTACAAATTCTATTATCGCTTCTTATTTTATTTTCATGGTCAATTTGATCTAACTCATTTAATTCTCCGTAATACATAAACCATGCAAGTCTGTGAGATAAATATAATTTACCTTCAAATCCTATCTGTAAATATCCGCAATTATGAACTGATCCTGCTGCAACTCCTGCTTTTGCTTGCCAGTTTTTTGTTATTTTCCAAGTAAATACGCCTGTTTCTTGATTGTAATCAAGGTATTGTCTTAATCTAATTAAGTCTGGGTTTCCGGAAGATTTAATCGGCACATGTCACTCCATTGTTTTTTTTGATCAAATCAAATGGAGCAATGTTAGTCAAGTAAATTTGCTTTTGTTTCCAATTAATAATATATTTGCCACAACCAACAAGATTGGCTGGCCTCCTCGGCGCGAGGCGTGAACATTCCCTTGTTCCATAGTTGCCCCGGTGTGCAACGAAGGAATTTCCTGTAAAAAGGAGAAACCATCGTGGCTAACACTCAAAGCCCCTTTGGATTTGATCAGAGAGCTGGTAACGGCTCTGCTCCGACATATGAGCAGATCGCAGTCCTGATCCAGTATAATGCTACCGCTATCTTCTATGGCGATCCTATCGCTTGGAAATCACCTGCTGACGGCACGATTATTGTAGCCCCATCTTCTGGCACGGTATCGCCTGGTCAGATTGCTGGTGTCTTCATTGGCTGCAAATACCTTTCGGTATCGCAAAAGCGCACTGTATGGTCGAACTATTGGCCAGGCAGCGACGTTGCTTCTGGCAACTACGTCGAAGGTTACATCGTCAATGACCCGAACGCTAAGTTCGTGGCTCAGACAGATTCAACTGGCCTTGGTCAGGCTGCTATCGGTCAGACAGTTGGCTTCGTAGCTGGCGCTGGTAATACCGCAAACGGTATTTCTACCGCTTTCATTGATTCAACGACGCTTGGCGTGGCTAACGAGCCATTCAAAGTTGTTGATCTTATCGTCGCCCCTCCAGGCTCACAAGGCACGTTGCAGAACGGCCAGCCGTATAACTATGCGGTTGTTCAGTTCAACAACGAATGGACCCGCGCGGTTAACTAAGGAGTAAAGGACTATGGCTGTTAATCTCTCTGCCATTAAAGACCTTCTCCTCCCGGGTCTCCGTGGGGTTGAAGGCAAGTATGAGATGATCCCATCTCAATACGATAAGATCTTCACGAAGCATGATTCCAAAATGGCGCTTGAGCGCACTGCGGAAATGCGCTTCTTGGGTCTTGCCCAGTTGAAGACTGAAGGCGGTCAGACCGCTTTCGACAACGGCGCTGGCGAACGTTTCATCTACAACCAAGAGCACGTTGAAATTGCTCTGGGTTATGCGATTACGCGTAAAGCTATCGACGACAACCTGTATAAGACACAGTTCATGCCTTCCAACCTTGGCCTGATTGAGTCTTTCCAGCAGACGAAAGAGATTTACGGCGCGAACGTGTTGAACACGGCGCAGACGTATAATCAGTCGATTGGCGGCGACGGTCAGGCTCTCTGCTCGCTCAACCATCCTATTGATGGCGGTGTTGTAGCGAACCAGCCAGTTGTTCAGGTTGATCTCAACGAGGCGACGTTGCTGAACTCAATGATTGCTATCCGCACGAACTTTAAAGACCAAGCTGGTCTGAAAGTGTTCGCTCGTGGTCGTCGTCTTGTTGTTCCGCCACAGCTCGAGCCTGTTGCTATCCGTCTTCTTAAGACTGAACTACGCCCAGGCACAGCGGACAACGACGTAAACGCGATCATGATGACGGCCGGCGGTCTGCCAGAAGGCTATATGGTTAACGACTTCTTGACGTCACCATATGCATGGTTTCTGCTGACGAACATCGACGGTCTGTCCTACATGGAACGTGTAAAGTTCGAGACCGACATGCAAGTCGATTTTGTCACAGACAATCTTTTAGTCAAGGGCTATGAGAGGTATAGTTTCGGCTATTACAATTGGAGAAGCATCTACGGAAGCTTCCCAACCTCTTGATAGTTAAATAGTTTAATAATTGTCATGGGGGTTTCTTGACAG